ATCGCCTGGCTGCTCTTGGCGTAGGTGTCGGTGGGCAGCATCGGGTTGACCTTGACGCGCACCTGACGGTAGCCGTCCAGGTCTTCCGGCTTGAGCGCCAGCCACTGACCCTTGGCCTTGCCCCTGCTGTCGGTCTGAGTGTCGTACAGGTAGAGCGGCTGCTTGATCTGGTACTCGACAATGTCCCACAGCGCCTGGATCAACTGCTCCATGCCGCGCTCGGCGTGGGCCACGATGGGCTTGAACTTCATGCGGGCGGCGGCGATCAACTGATTGACCATGTAGCCAGATTCACCCCCGCCCTGGCCGTACATCACATCCGCGAGTCCGGCCTTCTCCACCATCTGCATCATGAGGGCCACCATCTCATCGGCGTCCGGCCCGTTGCCCTGCCAGGTGAGGAAACTGATCTCCTCATCCTCGTAGAGCGTCACCGTCTGGCCCGGCACGATCTCGATTGTGCGGGGGATGCCGCTCTCGATCTGCGCCTGCCCATTGGACATCTGCGCCAGCAGCGCCTGGTTGCTGCCGACTCTGATGATGGGCGTGGGCCAGCACCACAGCCGCACCGCCGTGGCCTTCTGGCTCAACATGCGGTCAAGCTGCGGCAGAATATGGCGCAGCGGGAACAGGATCGAGAGGCCGCGGTACTTGCGCTCGGTCGTGCTTGGGCTGATGCCGTAGGCATAGACATAGGGTGGGCGCCCGTAACGGTGCTTTTGGTGATGCACCACCACGTCGTTGACGGCATAGGTCAGCGTGTCTCGCGTCCACAGTTGCGTGAACTCGACCTGGCCGCCCTGGGCGCTGCCGGCGCCGCTCGATGAGCGGGTGAGCTCCCATAGCTCTGGCGGGTTGTCCATGATGTTCCAGGTGCCTGGGTTGAGCGTGGCAATGTCGCGGGTGTCGGTCTCCAACACGGCTTCGAGTCCCGCCTCGCTCCACATGGGGTAGACGTTCAGGGGATCAAGCCATGCCCAATGGATCGGGATGGGCCTGCCACGCTTCCATTCCTCCGTGCGCCTGGTATAGTCGGTGTCCGATTCGCCGCCCTTCTTGTCGCGCTTGGGATAGCCCTTCCAGACCTGGGGGGCGTAGAGAATCCGCATCGCGCCGTGTCCATCGGCCAGCAGGCATTCGATGAACCGCTCCAGCGGGTCGGCGTCCTGTTGGCGCGCAAGCTCTGCCAGCAGTGCGCTGGTGGAGCGTTCCAGGTTGGAGGCCCGCTCGACTGCCTGATCCCCCTCCTTGGCGGGTGGAACGGTAATCAGCGGGTCATCCGCCGTGAGGGTGCCCGTCATGCGCTCAACGATCTGATAGCCGGTGGGGGAGCGGACGATCTCGCTGTCATAGGCGGCGGGCACATCGGGCTCCACCTCCATAAAGCGGAGCGCCCGCATCTCGTTGATGAGATCGTCACGTTCGGCCCACTCGCTTTTCAATCGCGCTCTGATGGCAGGCAGATCAGGGGATTTGTCGTCTTGGGCCATGATCTACTCTCCGTGCTTCGGCACAATACCGAGGTACAAGTCATGCAGGATAGAGTCCGGGAAGGATGGCGCCCCCCGCCGGAAAAGCGGGACTGGCGGTATGCCTTGCCAGCCGTGCCACGGGATTGACGCTAGACAGCGTTGGGCGCGGGGGCGACCGCGGTAACCTGCGGCATGCCCTCCCAATGTCTGGCCGAGGACGCGGCGCGGAGCCACGCCCTCGGTGCGCTAGGGGGTATCGAAGGAAGCGGCTACCAGGTAAGCGGGGCTCGTCTCGTCATGGCTGCACGTCTGGCAGCGGGGGGGCGATGTACCCCTCGTCAAAGAACGCGCGGGCAAGCTCGGCTCGGCCCTTCTCCGTGAGGACGCACAGATCCAGCGCCTCTTGCGCTCCTGGGTTGGGCGCCACCAGGCCCTTGTCCATCCAGCCGCGCAAGGTCGTCATCATACGTTGGCCGAACGTCTGGGCCCCGTCGGGCGGCAGGCCCATCAGGGCCAGCCAGTGGCGCGGATAGCGCAGGTACCCCGCGGTATCCTGGCCCCAGGGCACGCCCTGGTTCGGGCGATGGCGCATGAACTCGAACAGATGACTCGCTTCGTGTTGAGCGAGGCCAGCGGATTTGGGCACGTAGCCACCTCCTTACTTGCGCCTGAACTTGAGTTGAGCGCCATCGCGCTTGGGTTTGGGCGGGATCACGGCGCCAAAGTTGACATAGAGCCCGTAGGCCAGCGCCTTCATCGCGTCGTTGTCCCGGTCAATGGGTAGCTCGGTCGCCGGGCGGTGCTCGCTGTCCTCTGCATACTGATAGTGTCCATACTCCCACAGCGTCCCCTTGCAGCGCGGGTTGTGGCGCAGCTTGGGGCGGCCCATCGCGGGGTCATCCATCAGGTAGGTGCGGTGCCGCAGGATGCCGTCCACCAGAGGCACGGGCTTCATCACCACGGGCAGGCCCGTCTCCGCCTGCCAGATCTCGGCCTGGCTCTCGGCGGCGGGATGCTGTCTGCCGGCCACGTCCATGACCAGCGCCCTGACATTGGGCCACCAGGGGCGGGCCTTGCAGATGCCGATGATCTGCTGGGCCGTGAGGCCGTGCTTCCACACCTCATCAAACTGATCCACGTTGTCGCCATCGGAGCCAGGCACGCGCTGGACGGCCAGCACCGCATAGGCGTGGGCATAGCCGGGGTCAATCCAGAGCTGCACCGGCAGGGCGGGGTTGAACTCGGCCTCGGCGCTGACGTGGCGGGTTGGATCGAACTCACGGTAGACCAGGGTGTGGGGCGGGCAAGGCACGGCGCCATACCGCTCCATGAACAGGTCCGGCGGTGTGGTCGCCTCAAGCGCCTTGATCTCGGGGTCATCGCGCCCGCCTGGGTAGATCGCCAGGTTCGACCAGGTGGGAAGCGAGAAAGAGCGGCCCCCGTCCTGGTTGTCGGCCTGCCAGAGCGTGAACCGCTCAGGATACCAGCCGTGCGAGCTCTCGAACGTGCCGGATAGGATCAGCGGCCCGCGCTTTTCAGCTACGCGTCCACGGGCACGCAGGAACGACTCTTCGGGGTGTTGGGCGGCCTCCACCATCGCCGCGCCATCAGGTGCTCGGCTCGCCAGGGTGGTGGGATCGTGGGCCGATTTGGTGACGATCTCTGTGCCGAGGCGCGTCCAGCACTGCCACGCGCCCACCTTGGGCATACTGACGCCAGCCCGATAGTCCAGCAGCCCCAGGGCGGCCAGGTCATCCAACAGATAGCGAAACTCGGCGCGAGCCTGGTCGAAATCGGGGCCGATGATCCAGATGAGGCCGTTGGGTAGCTCGATTACCCAACAGATGACCTCGGAGGCCGTCCACCGGCTCTTGCCGCCACGCTCGCCGCCGGCCACCAGCCTGATGCGGAAAGGCGCCAGGTGGGCCGCAAGCTGCTCAACCGAGGGCTCATAGCCCGTATACTCCCACAGGATGCGGCGCTCCTGCTCTGGATAGAGCCACAGCGGGAAGGTGCTATCCGGTGTCGTCATAGATCAGCCAGAAGGCGCCCACTGCCCAGCCCGAGGGCATGATCGTGTCTCTCATGGGCCCCTCTCCTTCCTGGACTGCATCAGCCGCCCGGCGACCTCCTCAAACCGCTCCTGATCTACGTGCTCCGTGGTGCGATCCGTCAGCACGCCCTTGCTCTTGCCCAGGATGATGAGGGCGGCCTGGGCGTCATAGAACTCATAGCGCACGCCCTTGGGCGAGACGCTGAACCCCTTGAGCAGGTGGGCCAGGCCATCAGCCTTGAGCTTCTCCAGGTCGAGCGCGGGCTGGCGCAGGTCATTCAGGTGGATGTACTCGCCGTGGGCACCACGGGCCTGGAGCGTGAGGCGCTCGATGATCTCCTCGCCGCTCATCTCGCTCGTGGCGGCAAGCTCACGGATGCGTTCCTGCACCTCAACAATCCCCAACAGCCGCGACCCAACGCGATCCGCCCCACGCGGCGAGTACCCGGCGCGGATAGCAGCCTGGGCGCCAATCCGGTCTTTCAGATACTCCTGGACAAACCGCTCGCGTCGTGGGGACAGTTGGACGGCCATAGGGATCACCTCACAGCAACAGAATCGGTCTTCCGTGCCTTCTTGCGGCTTGGCCTCACGTTCCCGCCCTCGCGGAGGAGCCCGCACCCACATTTCGGGCACTCCGGGGCTTTCCAATGAATAGGGTCAAGCGGCCAGGTAGGCTTGGTATCACGAAAAACGTGCTTGCAGCGCAGGCAAGTCAGGGTACCGCCAGAATGAGAGCCCTCCTCGGCGAACCCGTGGGGCTCTCGATCTGTTTCAGGCTCCAAGCCCAACGCCGCAGCCGAGGCAGCGTCAAGGTCGGAAAAGACAATTTCGTGCTCGCTGAATGACTTCTCGCGCTTGCGGTCACGGTCATAGAGCCGAAAGATAGCGCGTATGTTGTCAGGCCACTCGGACATGGGTAGTCCGGCGATACCCATGTCCTTCTGGCACTGCGAGCACCAGATAATCATGCCTGTGCTGGCAATCGGGCGGTCACAGATCATGCAGTTGGTCATAAGCCTGCCTCCTCATGGTTGCATGAATGGGGCGCGAGCATGTGCCTTTTTCCTCTACGATAAAAGGAAAGATGTCGCCTTTTTTATGCACGATCCGCCACGAATCTTTCCGGGGATTGGCTGGGAGAGGGTCGATAGGTCAGCAGGCGCGGCCTGAGCCGTTCGTAGATGTCTGCGAGCCTTCTGCTCACGGTCGCCTGATCGACATGGAATACCCGAGCGATCTCGGACTGGGTTTCGCTCCTCCAGAACTTCCAGTAGAGCAGCAGTTGATCGTCCAGATCGAGGGTCTCAACGGCCCCACGCACAGCCCGAATGCGGATCATGCGGTCGGTGGCGGGATCGTCGTCGGCGTCCCACCAGAACGAGATGCCCGCTGCGCCGTGGCCACCCAACGACGGTGCCCGTCCCGGAATCACCGACAGCACCACGCGGCCTTGCTTCAACGCAAACCTCACCATCGTGTTCGTCATGGATGCGCTCTCATCGGCCAATGTCGCTATCCTCCTGTTCTGGAACAACAGAAAACGCTAGAGCCTTTCGGCCCTAGCGTAATGGATGG